CGGCGGTCGCCGGTGCAAGGTCGGCCTGACTGGAGAGCGCGGCCATGTTCTGGGCCGTGGCCAGCGAGCCAATGCCCGTGTTGATGTCTTGGAACGCCCCACCAAAGCGGCCACTGGTGTCCGATGCAAGGGCTCGCTGCGCGGCGACGTCCATGTAGCCGGGAACATACTGACCGCGCTGAATGATGTTGCCCTGCGCGTCACGCACGTCCGGTGTTGTATAGCCCGTTGCCGCCTGCAGCTGACCGAGCCCTGCCGTAATGTTGGCCGTCGCACCGCCCGCCTGTTGCATGGCGGCCTGTGCATCGGTGAACTGCCGACGCGTATCGGCCCCACGCAGAATGTCAGCCGCTTCACCCGTAGTGGTGAACGCACCGCCCAATGCCTGATTAGCAGCCGTGAGGTAAGGATCAAACGCGCCTACGCCTTGCGTCGTTGCGGCGGTAATCGCGTCTCTTTGTGCTTTTGAAAAATCCGCAACTTGATAGGCCGGCAGTTGCGAAGCGAGCGTGGCGACGGGCTTTCCCGTCGCGTCGACATTAAATGCAAGGTTCTCGGCGGCGGTTAGCAGTCTGCGCTTGTACGCCTCAAACTCCGGCGCCTCGCGGACAATACTTCCCGTGTAGGTGATGTTTTCGTCTGCCATTTATTTCCCCTTGACCGGGCCGCCTTCGAGCATTTTCATGAGCTTGTACATCCGCGCCGCGCCCTTGCGACGACTGCCGCCACCCGCATTACGAACGGCCTTGGCAGTAAAGACAAACTCACCGTCCGACAACATGGCCGGGATGGAGTCAGAGGTCCCCGTACCCGGGCCGTTAATCGGGCCCGTCTTGCGCGGAAAGTCCTGCATCGTCATCTCGCCGCCCTTGGCACGGCCCTGCGGCTGCTGGCCGTACAAAAGCGGTACGCCGTACAGGCCGCCCACGTTATAAGGCTGGGCAACACCGCCGGGACTACGGGTGATTCCACCCGGCATGCTGATCGGGATCTCGCCGATGGGCATGGTTGAGTACGACGGCGTGGGAACGAGGAGGTCCCTTGGAGCACCACCAATTGGCATCCCCGTGCTAAGACTCGCATTTGCCATAAGCGCGTCCCGCTCCCGAGCACGGCGCTGAGACTCCGCCATGTATTGGTCCTGTCCGAGGGGCGAGGGATTGGCTGGCGTGCTCTTCATTGCGCCCGTGGCCGCGGCTACCGCTGTACCGGCCGCGGCTAACGGAGCATAGCGACGCAGAAGGCCAGCGTCTGCGGGTAAGCCCGGCCGATCAGGAGACAGATACTGACCGTAGATATCTTTTGCCCCTTGGATGGCGCGGTCAAAGAGGCCTGCAGGCTGTGCAGCGGCCTGTGTGCCTGCTGGCGCTCGCGGCGTCGCACCCATTGCAATCTCAGGGATGTCCGCCGCAGTTCCTGCTGCACCGACAGGCCCAGCCGCACCAACTGGCCCAGCCGCACCCACGCGCGGCGTGGCACCCATCGAAATCTCAGGAATGTCCGCCGCACCGGCTGATGTCTGCCCAAGCGTACGGAGCTGGTCTGCGGCTGTTCCAACGCCTGGCGCCTGTTGATTCAGGGGTACTTGAGGTTCTGTACGCCCCACGCCCGCGCCCTGGAGCCCTGTCAGGCCCCCAGAAATCAGCCCGGCCATCGCACCCGTTTTAAGCGCTTCTTGCGGTTTCATGCCCATTAACAGGCCTGCACCTGTGCCAATCGCGCCAGTGGTCAGGCCAACGTTGAGCGCGGATCCCGCAGCACCCGGAAGCGCTCCGCCAATGGCGTTCAAGGGGCTGAAACCCCCAATCGTCCCGCCACCACCAACGTATCCAAGCGCCCCAGACACCAGCGCATCCTTTAGCGTCCCACCACCGGCCAAGGTCACCGCGCCAGCGGACAGCGCGGCCGTTCCAGCCGAACCCAGCATAGCGCCAATGGCCGTCGGGCCGAGGACCGCCGCCAAGGCAATCGTACCTATTACACGCCCAACCGGCGAGGACAGCACCTTCTTAGCGGCCTGCACCACGCCCTTGAACGCGCCGGTCACGGCACTGGCGATTCTTTTGAAAAAGAACTCAGGAAGACCTGTTTCTGGGTTAATCGTGCCCGATCCGCCCATGCTCTTGAGCATCTGCGCCTCTTCAGGCGTGATGTGGGCAAGCATGGTGTCGCCATTGCGGCCTTTCGAGGCCAGATACTGCGCCACGTCCGCCAAACCGCCTTCGGCCATGGCCATCGGCTCGGGCATCGCACCCGGTCCCATCTGCATCGGAGCCTGCGCACCCTCAGTGCGCATCATCCGAATCTCGTTGAGGATAGACAGGATCGTGCCGATCAGCGCCGGGTCGTAGTCATCAGGCATGTCGCCCGGATCCACCACGCCCTGCTTTTCAAGCTGCTTGACCAGCGTTGAGTACTGATCCGGCCGGCTGGCCATGTACTCAAACATCTCGACTAAAAGATCGAGTTCAGCAGTAGAAAGCTCGAGTTCAGCGATGTTTTGACGGATGGATTCCTTGACCACCGCCAGACTCTGAGGATCCACCATCCCCAGCGCGGTAGTCGCCGCATCGTAAGAGTCCGCACTGCTGACACGCAGGGGCGGCTGCCCCTGATTCGCCTGCATGCCGCCAGGCAGCGACATGATGCCTTCGTTTTCCATAATGGTCCTTTCCTTGCTATGCCAAAGGGCTCATGGCCCGCGCGCCGGGAAAGGACGCGAAGATGGCATGAATTATGGATGATCCCGTCACGTCCTGTCCATCTCTAGGTACGACAGGTAAAAGTCGACACTGGCCACCGATGCAGTGACCTTGAGAACGTCCGTAGCTTCCAAAATCAACGGCACCCCACTGAAGGCGTCCATCGTCTGGTTCGTGGGCAGCGCATAACTACGCAAGACGTAATAAGGAGTACCCCCGCCCAACGGATACACCGCCACCGTCAACGTAGCTTGGTTAGCGTTTTCGTTGGTCACCCGAAGCGATGACACCACCGACGTATTGGCCGCCGGCACGGTATAAATGGCTGTCTCGGTCGCGGCGGACGGAGTCAGGTACTTGCGTAGGTACTTGTTAGCCATTTCACATCGCCGATACGAAGTTGATAGTCAAAATCACAGACGAAATGGCCGGTCGATCCGGCGTCGTGTCAGTGCCATAGTGCTCAATAAATACATCCGTGCTACTGGCCCACCACGCAAGCTGCAAGTAGTTGACCGAAGGATCGCTCACAGTAAAGATCCCTGTGATTGTCGGCACCACGTGCGACCAAGTTGTGGCGTCTTTACGTGCAGCAATATCAAACCGGGTTCGGCTGGCTGCGTAATTCACGCCCGTGTCTTTGGCCCATATCTCAAACTCTTCCGTGGCATTGCCCCGGTTGGAGACCTGAAGCCGGATTGTGACAAGGTAATTTCCGGCACATGGCACGTAAATCTTGCTGTTGTCCACGACCCGCACCCCATTGGCTACGGGGGTAAGGTTGTAGGTAATCAGTTCTTCCGTTGTGATGCTGGTTAAATCTTGATCCTCGTCCGACATCAACATCGCGTGCGGCAAGATGATGCCGTTAGAGAGCTGAAACCCACGTACCCCACCAGCAAACCCGCCGCCTGCACCACTGCCCGCGGCCGTCCAAGTCGATGCGCCGGCGCGGTCTTCGCTGACCACGGGCGTGTAAGTATTGTTCAGCTGAAAAATAACCTGCTCGAGCGAGCGCACCAGCTGGTTGAACTGCTCCGCGCTGTAGCCCTGCGTCGCTGCATTGGGCAGACGGACGTTGTTGATCTTGCTCATCGCAAGCCATCCGCCTGTAGATCGACCCGCATCGTTCCAAAGCGCCAGTTGCCGTCTACTTCATTGCTCTCGATACGCAACTGAATCTGCCGCCCACGCGCACGCGTGTCTACCTTCTCAGTGGTTGGCGTGATCACATACGGATCGAGCGAACTAGGCGACGCTGACGCCTGCGGGTACGGCCGCAACAAAAGACGCACGGTCAGATTGCCAACCTGGTTCTTGAAGTCCGGAATGAACCGGCTCATCAAGAGCATGTTGTCGCCGTCGCCAATGTCAAAGTACCCAGAGTAAATGTACGAGTTCATGGCGGAGCCGTTGGCGTTGACCCCGTCTTCTTGGTTGTAGATGATCGACCGACCAGCCGTCAAACCATAGATCGTGCTGATCGTAGAAGCCATGCTGTCTTGGTCATACTGCGTCGCAATCGGCTTCTCAAAGGTGCCAATGTCCGTCCACGCGGTTCTTGGCATCGTACCAATCGACCAGACGTTCTCGAGGTAGTTGTACGTCACAAACCGATCAATGTAGTCGCTCGTAAACGAGCAGTACCACCACGTCACCTCATTGAACTGCGTATTGATGCCGACATGCACCTTTTGCGCTTGAACGATATTGATGTCCTTGTACACATAGTCCTGCACTGTGCAAGGAATCTTCTTTACCGTGCCGTCAAAGACAAAAAACGCGTCCTTGCTCATCCAGTACGCCACGCCGTTCACATCCGCTGACGCATGCGGGCCAATGACGCCACAGTTCGCTCCCAACTGCTGGAACCCAAACGTATACGGCGGCCCCAAGTACTGCATACCGTGCAACGACGTATCCGTCCAGATCAGGATCTGTCCACGCGAGCGCAACGCCGTGATGATCTCGTTGCCGTCCGTCAATCGCTGACCACCCGCGGTATTCGTCGCGGTCGGCGTAAAGTCGTTGATGTCCTCCTGCGAGGCAAACCGCACAAACATCGGATCCTGCGTGGCCGGCGTTCCAATCGTTGCCTCCGTGCCAAAACAGATCAAATGCCTGTCAGGCGTGGACACCAACGCATACTTGCTCTTTGTCGGCGCGTTCGCGATCGCCGTGGCCCGTGTTGCAAGACTCGTGGTCGGCGTCCACTCGTAAATCCCTCCGTCCACGTTCTGCAAGATCAACTTCTCACCGAAGTTGTCGAACTGCCAAACCTGCGACAGAAGCTGCAACGCGGCTGACGGCGTACGCGGCGTGCCCCACGTGCCAAGGCCCCATGTACCGACGCCCCAGCCAAAGTCGATGAAGGACTTGTCGCTGCCGGTGTTTATCTGGTAGGCCGCGTCGGCCGTGCCGGCCGCTGTGGCCGTTGAGGTCGCCGCGGTGGGCGACGTGATGGTGTACTCATTCGCATTGAGCACCTCAATGATCTCAAACTCATTGTTCAAGCTGGCGTTCGGAATGCCGCCAGGATTGCCTGTCACGTTTGAGAACGTCACGAAGGCCCCTGCAATAGCCCCGTGCCCTGTATCGTTGACCACGACCCGCGTCAACGTGTCCGTCGTGTCAAAGGTAATCGTTCCCGTCACCGTCCGACGAATCGGCGTGATGTCCTTCCACGTCCCACCATAAAACGCGTAGACCTTCTTGTTCGTACCAATCGCCGCGTACGGCGACCCGTCCAACGAGTTCCAAGTAAAGATTTCGCTTGCGGCCCCTACAAGATAGGTCGCCACATCCCCAAACGGCTTCCAGCCGCCCATCTTC